CTGCGAGAGACGAATGGAGCGGCGGGGTGGGCGGAGGAGGCGATGCGATGAAGTGGCGTACCCCGAGGGTTGGCGACAAGCGGGAGCGGGTGAGGCTCGCGTGGTTGCCGGTCGAACTCAACAGCGGTTGGAGGAGCAGAACGAGCGGGCCGCACGCGAGGCGGGGGGACGAACGCCCCATGAAGCGCCACACCCGATGGCACCGCTCCGCGTTGCTGACGAGCTGCTATCTCGACGCCATGGCCGCCCTCAACGATCGCGCCGCCGCCGTCGTCGCCGCCGACCGCGATCACAACACGCCCGTGCCGCCCAGGTTCGCCGATGCGCAGATGCAGCAGACCTACCACCGCGTCCTGCAAGAAATCGGCGTCGAGGACCACGAGGTGGCATCCGCACGCAGGCACCCCAAGGCCCTCGCCGCACGCATGGCCTACGCCACCCTGTGCCGCCAGATGGAGCCCCCACGCTCCTACCCCGACATCGCCGCCGCCATGAGCATCCCCGGACAGCGAGGGCGCAAGTCTCACAGCAGCGCGGTGACGGCGTACCGGCGATTCCACGAACAGAAGCCCGGCGCCCGCGGCCTCGATCTGGCCCGCGCCGTCGTCGCCAGCATCCTCCTCACCAAGAAAGGACAGCAACCATGATCGTGTTCTACCGCTCCGCGACCGGAAAGCCCCTGAGCGTGGCCGACAACACATGGATCAACTGCGGGTATGAGACGGTCGGGCCCCTTGTGCCGACCGGGAACGTCGCCCTAAGCACCCTCCTCGACTGGGAGCCCGTCGAGGCGGTCCGGCGGACAAACTACAAGGGGTGGCGAGCGATCGCCTACCCGAAGTCCTACGTCTACGACCCGCTCGGGATCAGACCGTGGGATTACATCGGCGTGTGGAACACGCTCACGGGCCACTCACGCCGGGCCATGCGGGGGCTCACTGATCACGCCAAGAGGTTGGCCGAGGTGGGGATCGACGGCATCAACGCCGTGCCGTGCGTTTCGATCTACACCCCGCTCGGCTACGACTACCACACGTACATGAAGTGGGCGGGTGCCAAACTCAAGGCGGCCCGCAACTCCCTGCGAGCCGCCGACGTGCGAAGGTGCCGCGTCCTGATCGCCACGCGGCAGAGCGTCAGCCAGGACTGGGCCGACTCCGTGCCGCACAAGCGGGAACAACTGGAGTGGCAGGTCGAGGCGTACAGGAAATGGGGCTTCGAGTGGAGCGGTCTGGCCCTGTGGGGCTACTCGTACAACGAGCAGATGCTTGCGGAAGACCGGGCCGGACTCAGCATGCTGCGAGAACTGTGGCACGAAACGCCCAAGGTGGCGGAGGAGTGGGCATGAGCGGACCCTACACGCGAGGCACGCCGATCCGGGCCCGGGGACGGACCCGGGGGCGGCAGAAGGGGATGAACGGCGTCGAGGCCGAGTACGCCCTGATCCTCGAAACCCGGCTCCAGCGCGGGGAAATCGTCTGCTACAAGTACGAACGCACCACGCTGCACCTGGCGGACCAGTGCCGGTATACCCCGGACTTCATGGTCGAGCTGCCCGACGGCACGATCGAGTTCCATGAGGTCAAGGGTTGGCGATTTGAGGACGACGCCCTCGTGAAGATCAAGGTCGCGGCGGAGATGTTCGGGATGTACGTTTTCCGCGCGTTCGTGAAGCAGTCGAAGAAGCACGGGGGCGGGTGGAAGGAACGGAGGTTCGAGTGAGCAACACCCCGCCAAGGTCGTTCGGCACCCCCGTCGTGGTCCGAGGGCACGTCCGCTATCGGGTGTTCTGCGCCACCTGCAAACGCCCGTTCCTGTGGGCGGAAAAGCCGAGCGCGTCAGAGAAGTACCATTGTGAAGACCACGAGGGCGATCCGACGCCCATCATGCCGCCCAAGGCGTGGGGAAAGGGCATCAAGGAAGAGGACGGATCCAACTCGTTCGACGACAGCATCGGCATGTACGAAGACGGGAGGAGTTGAGGTGCAACCCGGCTCACGCATCGACCTCGCCACGCTCATCGGACTCGCGCCGCTCGCCCACCTGCGGACGCGGATCAAGCCCGCCGTGCTGCGGGGCATCCTCATCACCATCCACGCCCTCCACGGGCAGCCCGTGAGCTACAGCCGACTCGCCCGCAACTGCGAGAGCTCCGTCGCCAGCGTCTTCCGCGGCGTCAACGTGCTTCGGCAGGTCGGGATCTGCGAACTCCGCACCAACCCCGGGAAGTCCACGAGCCGGGGATGCTCAACCCACGTTACGATCAACGAGGCTAGGCTGAGAGAGGTGGCGGAGAAGGGGTTGCGTGAACGACTCGCGAGCGCACGCCGCCCGTCTGTCACCAACCACGTTTCTGGCACCCTAGGGGGGCAACATGGCGAAGTCCAAAGGGCCACTACGATCGGGGGGTAGGGGAAAGTCTGCCGGTGGGGACCAAAAAGGTGGTGAGCCCGCGAGTGCAGCGGGAGGGGCGGTCCCTGCCCATTGGGACCCGACGAGCCACAAAGACATGGCGACGATCCGATCGTTCGCGGCGAGATACCCGAAGCGGTTTGCATCAATGGGGCAGGATGGGCAGGACCTGGTGGTGTCGATGTTCAAACTGGCGTCGGAGTGCGCCAAGCGGTCCTCAGACATGGCGGTGAGCCACGGCGAGGTGGTGGACACGGGCCGTTTGGCGGCTGCTGCGGCTGCTGTGGGCACGGCGATCGTGAAGGTTCAGGCGGCGGACGACCACCACGATGACGACGTGGCGCGGGGGGCCGGTGAGGGGGTCAAGGTGCAAACGATCGTTTTGGCCGGCGCAGACCCGTCTAGGCTGCTGTCCCCGCCAAAGCAGGGGACGTGAGGGGCGAACGTGCCGCGAGGTGCCCGAATGATGATGCCGAGCCTCAACAACACGATGGTGCCGCTCAGCAAGGGCTACGTCGTCGTCCACAACACGATGACCGGGGTGGTCAGCCGCGCCCTGCGGCCGCGCGACACGAGGAAGAAACTACCCAAGGGGTGCATGGTGGCGGTGGTGATTGACGACCGCGCGGAGGTCGGCGACACGATGCGGGTCGTGGTCGGTGGACGAACCGGCGTGCGCGTTGACGCTGCCGCGTTCCATGAGAAACCGTGAGGCTGATACCCATGATTGACACTGAAAAAGAGGCTGTTCTCAATAGGGCGTTCTGGGAGGACCCCACCGTCGAGCCGGTTGTCTCGGCATCCCGGCGCATCGGAGAGAAACACGGGTTCGTTATGGAGGTGACATGGGACATCTACGCCTATGCGGCAGTCGCTGGGCGGCGTCATGCGGGCCAAGGTGACGCGCGACACCAGCCCATGAACGGCTGATACCCTCTCCCGTGAGCATGGACGCTCGAAGAGTCCTGCGGCTCCAAGGCATCATGCCCGAGGTCTTCCATTGCAACGAGCCCGAGGTTCTTGTCGAGGGGCCCGCCGGCACGGGCAAGACGCTCACCGATCACCTCCGCATCATCAGCCTCTGCGAGCTGGCCCCGGGCTCCCGCCACCTCTACACCCGGCAGGTGCGGGCGGACATGGGGGAAACCGTCCTCAAATCCCTCGAGACCGCCCTCGGCGACTCCCATCCGATGGTGCTGGGAGGCGCGTCCCGCGAGCATCGAAAAGCCTACGAGTTCGCAAACGGCTCGCAGATCGTCGTCGCCGGGCTCGACCGCCCCGAACGCACCTACTCCGGCGAGTACGACACGGTGACGCTGTTCGAGGCCATGGACGTGCCGTACGACTCGTACCAACGGCTCCTGCGGACCCTGCGCGGCAAGTCCGCCCTGCCCTTCAAGCAGATCCGCGTCGAGTGCAACCCCGACGCCCCCACGCACTGGATCAACACGTACTTCGGGAACCGACCCGGCATGCGGCGGTTCAAAACCACGCACAAGGACAACCCCTACCTGTGGGACGAGGCCCGCGGCGACTGGACCCAGGAGGGCCGGGCGTACATGGACAAGCTGGGCCGCATGACCGGCCACCAGCGGGCGCGACTGCTCTACGGCGAGTGGGTCGGAGCCGACGGCCTGATCTTCGACGAGTGGGACCCCCGCGTGCACCTCGTCAAACGCCGCGAGATGCCCGCCGGATGGGAAGACTGGTGGCGGATCGAGTCCTTCGACTTCGGGTACGAGGAGCCGTTCGTCTACCAGCTGTGGGCGGTGGACCCGGACGGACGCATGTACCTCGAGCGTGAGTACGTGGCGGCCCGGAAGACCGTCAACCGCCACGCCGAGGAGGTCAACCGCATCCGCGACCCGTACGAGTCCCGGGGTCTGATCCAGTTCTCCGTCGCGGACCACGACCGCGAGGACCGGGCCACGCTCGAGGAACACGGGATCTCCACCCAGTCCGCCGACAAGCCGACGACCGGAAACTGGACATCACACCTCGAGTCCGTGAAGCGACGCATGGCGAGGGACGCCGACGGCTACCCCCGTCTGTACGTGCTGGAGGACGCCCTCGTCCGCAAGTGCCCCGTCCTTGAGGGACAGGGCAAGCCGTGCGGGTTCGCCGAGGAGGTGCGGGGGTACGTCTGGAAGGCCCCGGGCGAGGGCCAGCCCAGCAAGGAGAGGCCGCACCAGGTCAACGACCACTCGATGGACTGCGCGAGGTACGCCGTGCGGGCGGTCGATCAGTGGTACAGCGGCGACATCGAGAAGCCCAAGGCCAAGTACGAGTACGGCTCGCTCGGCTGGGCGATAGGCCTCGACGACGAGGAGGAGTGATCCCCGCTACGATGGTGACGGCGTTGGGCCTCCCGATCGGGAGCTGCCCGTGGTGTACATTCCCGCCGCCGCCAATCAACCCGCCCCCGCGATGCTCGGCGAAGACCCCACACCGGCGGGACTCGCCCCCACCCCCCCAACTACCCTCACGACCAAAGACGCCCAGTACTGGCGTCGGCGCGTCGAGTACGCCGTCGAGGAGTCGAAGAAGTACACCAAGCTCGACGACGCCCGGTATCGCCAGGCGATCGGCCCGTATTACAAATCGGGCTGGGGCGGTGCGGACGACACGCACGCCGGGTGGTACTTCAAGTTCGTGACGGACATTTTGCCGACCTTCACCGACGGCGATCTGGCGTTCTCCGTCTCGACCAAGAACCCCACGACCTCGGGAGAACACGTCAAGGCCCTGCGACACTGGCTCGACCGGGCGGTGATCGAAACCGACGCCCGCACCGAGCTCGAGCATGTCGCCGAAACGATGCTGTGGTCCTCCGGCGGGGTCCTCATGGTGTACCCCGAGGAGGTGCCGGGCTCGCAGTCCCAGTACGCCGCGGCGTTCGGCCAGGCGGCCCCGGTCATGCGGTGCAGGGTCAAGGCGATCGACCGCAACCTCTGTTTCGTGGACCCCGACCACGACATCACCGAGGCCGAGTACATGGGGCACAAGGAAACCCTCTCGCTGGCCGACATTCTGGCCGAGGCCGAGGGCAAGCCCGACGCCGGCGGATGGGACGTGCAGGCCGTGCGGGACATGGCCAAGTCCAACGACGAGGCCGAGGAGGCCCGGCGCGACGTGTTCGCCGACCAGAAAACCAAGGGGTTCACCTCCGACGAGGTGGTCGTCTACCGCGTCTGGTGCCGACGCTCGCAGATGATCTACACCCTGTCCACCAAGGGCGGGGAGCATGGCGGAAAGATGCTCAAGCAGCCCACGCCGTGGCCCGGGCACCCTCGCGGGCCCTACATCTGGTTCGGGCTGATCTGGGTCCGGGGCCACCCGTATCCCTGCTCGATGCTGGCGATCGCGGAGCGGCAGGTCCGCAAACACGACCAGCACCGGGCCAAGATGGACAAGGACGCCGCGAGCTACAGGCGCAACGTGTTTGTCCGCGGCAAGAACATGCTCAAGGCGTACAAGGTCGCCCGGCACGGCGAGGGCGTTCTCGGCGACCCCACCGCCGTCAAGGATGTGGAGACGGGTGGCGTGAGCGAGGCCGACGCGAGGTACGTGGCGTACCTCGAGGGCGAGTTGCAAGAGCTCTTCGGGCTCTCGGCGGCCCGCATGGGCGACACGGCCAAGGGACCGGCGACCAACACCGTGGTGGCCGAGCAGGCCTTGTCCGCCCGCCGATCGCTGTTCCGCAACCGCTGGCAGGCGTGCGTCCGCGAGATGGCGAAGCGGATGGCGTACCTGGCGTGGACGCTCCCCCAGATCGAGACGCAGCTGTCGATCGAGGACCCGGACACGGGCGCGAAGACCCCGGCGATGTTCTTCGGGGGCGTCATGGACGGCGAGCGGGCCGAGTGGATGGAAGTGGAGTCGGAGATCGACCTGCAGCCGTACGCCGCCGACGGATCGGACACGGCGGGCGAACAGCAGACGCTCGACACCGTGGCCCGCATCATGGACGAGCTGCTGGCACGCATGATGGCGAACCCACTGGCGGCGCGGATGGTCCGATGGGAAAACTGGCTCGACGACCGCCTGCGGCTGGCCGGGGTGATCGGCGGGGCCAAGCGGTACATGAACTGGCCGCTCATCGAGGCGTACCTGAACGCGGTGGGCCCTAGCGCGATCATGGCGGCGCAGGGGATGATCGGCGGGCCCGACGCCACTCGTTCCTCCGGGATGCCAACGCCCTCGACAACGCCGCAGGGCCCCGCCAATCCTCTGACCGTCGCCCGTTCGATCGGTTCGCAGGCCGGGGAGATGGCACAGGCCGCCGGTGCGGGCGGGTAAGCACGATGCCGACGTACGAGTACGAGATTCTGGACGGGCAAGGACGGCCCACGGGCGAACGGTTCGAGGTGTTCGCCAAGATGCGGGACGCGCCGCTCACTGTGTCGCCTGACGGCAGGCCATGCCGACGCGCGGTGGTGGTGCCCGCGGCGATGCGAATGGGCAAGGCGAAGCGGCGGGAGAGGGCCTACTTCACCGGGGCGCACCGTGCGGCCAAGGGCGGCGGGGGGGTCTACAACCCCCGGCAGGCCAACCCGCACGTGTCGTTGTCGATGCCGTACGACACCCGCCAAGGCGTCATCGTGACCGAGAACGGCCACAAGGTCCGCAAGCACGCGGACGGGACGCTCACCACGTACAACCCGACCAAGCCCTCCGAGGACATGAGGCCGATCGTCCGCAACGAGTCGGACAGGGCCAAGTTCTGCGAGCGGTTCAAGATGCGCCACGAAAAGGAGTGAACGATGAGCCTCAAGGTCAATGACGACGTGCTGTACTTCAACGTGCGGCTGCCCCACCCCTTCACCCCCCGCGCGGCCAAGGTCACCGCGGTCAACGACGACGGCTCGGTCGGGATCGCCTTCTTCCCGCTGCCCGAGGAGGTGGCTGAAACCGGCGAGGTCGTCAAGATCGCGGTGAACATCAGGCCGTATCTGCTCGACACCGTGAAGGGCAACCGCGCGGGCTCGGACACGGAATGGGACTGGCCGACCACCGGGCTGGCGTTCGTGTGCAAGACGCCCCCCCGCGTGATCCCGCAGGAGGCTCGCAGGGCGGCGAGGCCCACCCCTCAGCCCACCCCCCCGCCTCCGACCAATCGACCCCCCGTTACACCCCCCGATTCACCCCCCGACGGACCCCCCGATTCACCCCCCGCACAGGCCAAGACCTGGCCCGCGGGTCCTTCCGAGCAAGAGCTCGAGGAGCAGGCCCCGCGAGTGCCCACGCCCTCGGCCACCGCCCCCCGCACGACCATGCGCCTGCGGCTCAAGCCCGGCGTCAAGGTTGACTGATCCGCACCGCCACCAAGGGACACGCCATGCCCGAAGCCACGTCCACGCCCGTTGACGCAAGCCACGCCAACCCCTCAGCGCCGACGCCGACGCCGGAATCAGCCCCGGCCCCGGACAACGCCGGCGCACACGAGACGGCTCCCACGGGGGCCGGGGGGACGCCAGCAGCCGATGCGGCCTCCCCGGAAGCGACCGCCGAGCGGAACAACGCTGGCACGGAGAGCGGCAAGGCGGAGTTGCCCCCGCTCACGGGAGCCGAAGCGACCCAGTACGCGATTCTCAAGACGTGCCACCAGCTGGGGCGGCCTCTGCCCCCGGGGTTCACGCCCAAGAAGTCCGTGCAGGAGCGTTTCGACCGTGAGAGGGCCGCCGGCAACGCCGCGAATCTCCCGGACACGCCGAAGGACAGCGGGGGCCAGAAGCCGAGCAACACGGCCAAGGCCCCGGTCCCTGGGGCGGACGACCCGCTCGTGAAACTCCGCGCGGGGTACGCGACGGCGGACCCGACCAAGGTCGATGCGCTCATCAGCGCGGACTACTACCTCCAGGCAAACGCCAAGTTTGACCCCGCCGCGCTGGTTGACATGAAGCCCGAGCTGCGTGTACAGTTGGCCGCCACGCTCAAGAAGCGTGACGGCGACGTAGCTCGGATGGCCGGTCGTGCCTCCCCGAGCGACAAAGGCAAGCCCAAGGCAACGCCCCCGGATGGGAAACCCCTCCCCGGGAAAACGGCGGAACCCCCCCAACAACCGAAGACGAGCGACGTGTTCAGCGATGCACCGGCCAAGGTGCGCGAGGTTCTTTCGCTGCTGGACGAGGAGGAGGCCAAGGCCCTCTCCGAGTTCATCGCGGCCAAAGCCACGCCACCACCCAAGCCGGACGCCGACCCCGACCCAACGCCCGAGGACGAACCCGTCTTCGACGCGCGAGAGGTGCGGCTCGGCGAAGCGCACGCGCGGGATGTTGAGCGGGAAGCGGAGAAGGAGTTTCCTTGGCTCAAGCAACCGGGCGGGCGTCAGATGGTCGCGGCCAAGGTACAGGCTGTTGCGGAGCAGCTTGGGATGTGGCCGCAGGTCCTTCTGGACTATGACCTGCTCTCGCGGATGTACACGGATGCGGCGTCGGCGGTGTTCGGGAAAGAGCTGAGGGCGAGCAAGATGGCCGCGGTCAAGGCCGCGGTCATCACCGAGGCGCCCGTCCGTCCGCCGAGTCAGGCGGCGCGGAACGGCCCCCCCCGGGAGTTGTCGCAGACCGAACGTGTGCAGATCGCAGCCCGCGCCGCCAAAGACGCCAAGGGCGACCCCAAGCGCAACGCGGAGCTGTTCAAGCAATACCTCGAAGAGGCCCGCTACACGGGCTAGCCCAACGGGCTGGCCCCGGGCCCTTGAAAGGCCACAGCCATGCCCGACGCAACGTACAGCCAGCTCCTGGTGCAGAATCTGCGCGAGGCGCGTGCGCGCGACTACGCCCAGATCCACAACCTCGCCCAGCGTCAGTCCACCCTCGTGGGTCTGATGATGAGCCGCGAGGAAGCCGACATGATGGTCAGCGGCAGCCCCGAGAAGTGGACGCTCCTGACCAAGACCAGCGGCAACACGACCCGCCGCAACCCCAAGGACCCCCTCTCGATCGACCGCGACCACGGCGCGGTGAAGGCTCAGGTCGCCCTGCGCATCTTCGCCACGCCGCTGCCCATGGTCGAGTGGGAGCACGACATGGCCGAGGTGGACGAAAACCGGTTCGCCTCGCTCGTGGATTCGGAGTTCGCCAGCCAGGGCACCGACCACATCAACACCATCGACGACGACCTGCTCGCCGTGCCCGACTCCGCCATGGAGAACGTGAACGACCAGAGCGCGCCGATGCACTCGCTGCCGACGCTGCTCTGCCCCGACGCCAACGGGCTGCCCTCGGGCTTCACGACCATGATGGGCGTCAACCCCTCCAACGTCCCCAACGGCAAGTGGCGGCCCGTCGTCAAGACCTACGCCGACGCCTTCGATGTGGACGCGGGCGCGGTGGAGGCCCTGTGCGCGGCGTTCGACGAGATCAAGTTCGACAAGATCGCCAAGAACGCGGCACGCCTCCAGCAGCGTGAAACCACGCCCTCCGAGTGCGGCATCATCACCGGCTACAAGGGCAAGAGCCTGATCCGCCGGTACAACGCCCGCAACAACGACCAGCACGGGCTGGAACTCGCCAAGGACGGCTCGACCATCCGAGGCATCCCGCTGATCTGCATCAGCTCGCTGGACACCAAGCTGCTCGACTACCGCACCTCGTACACGACGGCCTACCCCGACGACGAGCCGGTGTTCTACCTGCCCAACTTCAAGGACATCCACCTCATCGGCCACCGCAAGCACTTCTTCCGCCACGTCACGAAGGACATGGGCGCGAGGCAGTACGACGTGGACGTGGACATCCTCGAGTCGTGGGTCAACGTCCGCGCCCGCCGGCGTGATACCAGCGCGGTCGTCTGCCCGGCGGCCTGATGCCGCGTGATCGGACACACACACAACACAACACACCTGAAAGGACTCAACCATGAGTGGTTCTCGTGACATGAAGGAAGTGGGAGCGGGGTCTGACGTGCAGACGCAGACGCTCATCAACCGCACCGGCGGAACGCTGGTGCCCGGCGACGTGGTTTCGATGAACGACCTCGGGACGGACACCACCTACGACACCGTGGACGGCACCGACAATGACGTGGACAAGAACGTCGTCGCCATCGTCGCCGCGGACATCAACACCCGCAAGCGTGTGGCTCTTGAAACGATCGCCAACGGCGAGCGGGGGTTGTTCGCGGTCAGCGGGCGCGTCCGCGTGAAGGTCGCCTCGCTGGCGGCCAACTGCGTGATGGGCGCGAGGCTGACCACCTCGAACGCGGCGGCGGACGGCTCCACCGTGGTCGCCAAGCAGCTGCACGCCAGGCTCGACAACTCGGGCACGGGCCCGATCAACGGCCTCTCGGCGGCGCAGCAGACCTTCGGCATCACCAAGGAGGCCACAACCAACACCGCCGCGGTGGTGTGGTGCGACTTCCGGGGCGATGGCGAGGGCATCGTCGGCGTCTGATCCATTCCGGGCGGGTTGCCCGGTCCAACTTGGCCCAACGCCCCACCCCCTCGGGGGGAACTCCGGGGGGGCGGTTTGAATGAACGCCGAACAGATCATCGCGCAGATCCGTCTCCGCGTGCCCGCGCAGGTCTTCCCCGCCGGGTGGTCGTGGTACGACCAGCTCAACCTCGCGGGGATCAACTTCTGCAACCACTACCCGTGGACGTGGACGCAGGCCAAGGAGGCGGTGATCGTCGGCACGGTCGGCAGCGAGCTGATCCGGCTGCCCGACGACTTCGTGGGGGTCATTTCGTGCCGCGCCGAGGACTTGGGGCGGGACACCGTGCGGGTGGTGAGCAGCGATTGGCTCTCGCGCGAGCGTAACCGCAACGCGCTGGGCAGCGCATACCTGTACTTCGTCGCCTTCGACGGGAGCGTGGACCAGGCGACGCCCGCCGAGTACGCCGGGCAGTTCGCGCAGATCTGGCCCGCGCCGGTGTCGGACGGGTCGCCCCGGTTGAAGCTGGTGTACCGCCGTGGGTGGCGGCACATCCCCGAGGGCGCGTCCGGGCACAAGCCCAACATCGACCACAACGCCCTGCCCGTGTTCCTCGACTTCTTCGAGGCGCAGGTGCACGAAACGCTGTTCGAAACCCCGGTGAGGCACGCGGAACGCAAAGCCGAACGGCTGGCGGCCCTGATCGCCACCGACGAGGCCCGCACGCTACCCACCCCGATCGAGCCCGGCATGCAACGCGACGAGGGCGACGAGACGCCCACCTTCCGAAACGACCTTGTGAGTTAGGACATCTCACCCGCGTACGCGGGACAACACCGCCGGGCGGGCAACGTGCCCGCAAGGCGGCTTTTCAGAGGGAGCGATGGACGCGAGGGCGTACCCCGCGGGCATGCCGGTATACCGGCGGAAAGGTTGGAGCGTCATGAGCTATGCACAGGTTCTCGGGGCGGTGGAGCAGGCGTTGGCGTCGGCGGGGCTGGACCGGGTGAAGGGAAAGGTCCTGTTCGTGGACTCGACCAACGCCAAGGCGGTCAACAGCACGCAGGCGGGCAAGAGCGCGAGGTTCCCGCTGGCGACCATCGACTACGCGATTGGGCGATGCACGGCCAACGCGGGCGACACCATCGTCGTGCTGCCCGGGCACACCGAGACGATCACCGCGGCGGGTGGCATCACGCTGGACGTGGCGGGCGTCTCGATCGTCGGCGTGGGCAACCAGCGGAACCGGCCCACGATCAACTACACGACCTCGACGGCGGGGACGTTCCTCGTGACCGCGGCGAACTGCGCCGTTCACAACGTGGTCTTCAACATGACCGGCATCGACGCCGTGGCGTCGGGCATCGCGGTGCAGGCGGCGGGGTTCTCGCTGCTGGGCTGCGAGGTCATTCACGCGACGGCGAGCGGGCAGGCGACGGTCGGCCTTCTGACCACGGCGGGGGCGGATCGGCTGCGGATCGACGGGTGCCGGTTCGTGGGCACCTCCGACGCGGGCACGGCCACGGCCATCCGCATCGTGGGCGGCGATGGCATCACGATCTCCAACAACTTCATCTTCGGCGCGTACACGGACACGCTGGGCGGGATCGAGAACAACACGACGGCGGCGACGCGCTTGCTGATTGAGAACAACACCATCGTCAACCTCACGGGAACGTCTACCAAGGCGATCGTCGTGGACGCCAACACCACCGGCGTGGTGCGGAACAACTCGCTGGGCATCCGCTCCGGCACCGCCCCGATCACCGGGAACGGTCTGAACTTCGTGGGCGGCAACTACTACAAGGCCGCGCTCGGCGTCGGCGCTGGCACGCTCCTCTAGTCCATCTCCTCCGGGTCCGACCGGGCGGAAGCTCGTCGGGCCTTTTGTGCCTCTCAACCGCGACATCCTCCTCATCAATCGTGGCGTGGACCAGAGCCTCCCGGCGCACGTGCAGCGTGAGGGGTCGCTCGGGCCCGCGACCAAGAACGTGCGGCTGCTGCCCCCTCACACGCGGCGGGCTGGCATCGGCAAGCGTCCGGGCTTGGTGCTTGCGTTCCTGAACGCGGTGGGGCAGGCCGCGCCTGGTCCTCGCGGCATCCCGATCACGGGGGCGGCGCGGTGCATCCGTGCGGCCAACCAGACCGTGAACCTCGACGGCAACTACATCAACGTCGATGACGACTTCACGCAGTACGCGGTGCCCAACGTCTTCGGGGGGACGTTCTACACCGGGACGAACTTCCGGGGCCGCTACGTGGTCTTCGCGCACAAGGACACGGGCGTCGGGGCTGGCGACGAGTACGCGAAGAAGAACCCCTCGACGGGGGTGTATCCCAACGCGCCGTACGTGCCCGCCCTCTCGACCGATCCGCGATCGCCCGGGCGGGAGCTGCGGATCACGTCCGCCCCGGTGTCCACGACGGACAACTACGGGCTGGCGATCAACTACCGCACCACGAACAGAGTCAAGGCCACGATCAAGATTCTGGCGGCACCCTTCGGCAACACCGGCGCGGACTTCCCGACGCCCGGCACGGGCCAATGCACGAACCTTGCGGTCTTTGTGCGGGGGTCCGAGACGCTCGGCAACTTCGTGTGCGCGTACCTCAAGGCGACGGGCACCGACACCGTGCAGCTGGTGATCGAGGAACACAACGGCGGCACGCTGACCACCCACACCTCGGCGACCACGCACTCACTGGCGAGGACGGCGGGGCCCAGCGTGCTGAGTCTCGAGGTGATCGCCACGGCGACGGCGGTGTCGGCGCGGGTTGTCTGGGGCGACCAGGGCATCGACGAGACGTTTACCGTGACCACCACGACGCTGGCCTCCGAGGACCGGGCCGGGCTGATCCTGCGGCATACGGGCAGCTCGATCTACCGCACGGTCACGCGGCTGGAGTACACCACGCTGGTGCCGCTCGAAAAGGTCGTCAAGTACAGCATCCGCGCGACAGACGCGGACCCGACGGCGGGGCGGTGGCAGATCCCCAAGGGCTGGGATTCGATCTACCTGACCGACAGCACGATCCAGGGGCGGTACAACCTCTCGGCGTCCTACTCGGAGAACGGGGCACGCCCGACGGTCGAGTACCCGACGATCGACCGCATCGGGGTGTCTCCGGCGAGCGGAGCCCCGGCGGAAGCGCAGATCTACGGCGGGCTGGCGGCTTCGGAGAGCGGATCGGGCGGCGTCAACAACGGCGGGACGCTGGCGAACGTGACGCGGTTCATGATCCCCAGCGACTACGCGAGCGACACCTTTGTGAACGCCTTGGCGAACCCGGCGGACGTGGAGGTGGATTTCACCGACACCGACGGGGCGATCGACGATTCGGTGGGCGTGGCCCTGCGGATCGACGGCATCATGGGCACGTACGACGACGGCTCGGGAGGGTTCCCGGCATGAGCGCAGGAATGGGAGCAGGGGCGGGCGACCCGTCGGCGGTGCGGATGCTGGAGGTGCAGTTCCAGACCACGCGCGATCCCGTGCGCCGCCTCTTTGACCAATCAGACTTCATCCGCGTGCGGCTGGTGGACAACAACGCCGGAATCCGCACGGTGCTGGATACCAAGACGTTCGAGACGACCGGATGGGCGGGCCCGTTCTCGACGGCGCAGAAGGTGTTGGTCCGGGACAACCAGACCGACGACGTGGTGGAGGTGTACGTCAACGGGATCCTCGTTGCCGAACTCGACGCCAGCACGTACACCGGCGCGGACACAAACCGGGTAGGCCTGACCTTCAACGGCAACGCCGACGCGACCAACAAGCCGTGCCGCGCCTTGGGTGGGCGGATCGTGGACCGCCCCGCCCAGGGGACGCAGGCTCCGGGCGTGGGCCGGCCCGACTTCATCCTCTTCGGCGAAAACGCCGCGTGGTCGGGCGTGATCGGCGAGGATTCGCTGTTGCAGCCCTTCACGCAGGGCAACCACGACAACACGAACCTTGACGCGGGGCAGGTGGGGCCGCTGGGCCGGTACGTGCAGGCGTTCACCAAGGTGGTGACGTTCGACGACGAGCTTTCGGTGGCGGTGACGCGGAACCGCGTGTTCTGTACCGACGGGGCCGAGGCTAACATCAAGAGCCATTTGCTGCTCGACCCGATCGACCGCAAGGTGTACGAGTGGAACATCACCGCCGGGGGCGCGGCGACGGACCTGCTGGGCTTCCGCCTGGCGGGGAACCACGGGCCGGGCGTGATGATCGCTGCGCCCGACACGAACCGGGGCCTGCTGGCCCTGTGCGCCAAGGTGGACCGCACGGGGGTGTATGCGTGGCAGAACTTCAACCCATCGGACGGGTCGATCACGCCCGCCACCGATCGTGCGTGGATTTCATCGGTGCCGGACGAGATTGTCGCGTTGGTCGAGGTTCCGGGCGAGACGGCCCAGGCGGGCGGGTCGGCGTACGAGACGCTCCTGATGTGTTCGCGGTCGATCTACTCGGTGCGGGGCGACCCCCGGATCGACGGCGGGCAGTCCACGGTTTCGACCTCGACGGGCATCTTCGGGCCCCGGGCGTGGTGCTTTGACAACAAGGGCAACCTGTGGTGGATCGGCAACGGCGGCCTGCACGCGATGCCGAGGGGGAGCCGGTCGTACACCAAGACGGACGGGCGGAAACTGCCGGAGTGGTTCGAACTGGCGGACGTGTTCCGTCGGCAGGCGATCCTGCGGTATCGCGCGAGCGACAACACGATTCTGGCGTACCTGACTCCGCGCGTGGGCGGGCCGGACGAGGGCGAGCCGTCGCGGGTGGCGGTGTACGACATCGCTACGGGCGAGTTCACGGCGGACGAGTACCACCCGGACGTGGGGCCTTCGGAGGCGGTGGAGATCACGGGGCAGAAGCCCGAGGACCGCGACATCGTGCTGTGCGGGCTGGACGGGTTTGTGTATCGGTACTCCGACACGGCGCGCAGCGACGCGGGGAGGCCGATCGACGTGGTGATCGACGCCAAGGTGGTGGAGGACGACCGGGGCGGGGCGGTGCTGATCGACACGCTCGACGTGGACGCGGCGGTGGGGACGGGCCCCGTGAACCTGTCGCTCTACGTGGGCCCGAGCCCGGTGGACGTGATGGACTTTGACGTGGACGAGGACGAACCGGCCATCGCGGCGGTGCTGTACGCCAACCGCGACGGGGGTCGGGAGCGGATGGCGTTGCGGGCGCAGAGCCCGGCGATGCGGTTTGTGCTGAGGCAGGTGTCGGACACGGAAACGGTGGTCATTGAACGGATGCGGGGCCGCGTGTTCCGCACCGGGGAAGCGAGGTTCTGAATGTTCTCGACTCCACTGATTGGGGCCTCACCGATGGTTGGTGCGGGCATGGCGGGCGGGCCTGGTGCCGGTGGCGGGTTGATGGCCGCTGCCTCGCCGTGGATGCTGGGGGCGTCCGTCGGCCTCGGCGGGCTTGCGGCTCTGGCCGACTTGCAGGGCGGCAAGCGGCGGAAGCGGGCGTTCGCGCGGCAGCAGGAGGCCCAGCTCAACGCGGTGGACCTTGACACCTCCGCCGAGCGGCAGGCGGTGCAGGAGCAGTACGGGGACTTGG